GATGAGCTAATCGAGGAGTTTCTCGAAAGCGATATCGAGATTCTGATGCGTCATCACGTTAAGACAATGGGCATGGATATTGAGATTGCCAGACGTTATGGCGATGTAAACATGCAGTCTGTTCTTGATGATGTTGCCGATGAGTACAAAAAACTCATGAAAGAGGCACCTAGCCCAGAAGCAAGGGCAGAGCTTGCTAGGGCATTGGAGCGTGACATAAATGACATCAGGGGTTTAAGAGATAGGCTCCGTGGTACTTATGGTGCATCAAAAGACCCTCATGCACTGTCGAGCCGTGTCGTAAGGGTCATGAAGTCATTTAATGTTCTTGCTGGTATGGGCAGCGCAATGGTTAGCTCTGTTCCTGATGTTGCTCGTATCGTGATGGTCGAGGGTCTGTCTAATGCTTATCGCAAGGGCTTTATGGCCCTGTTTGATGAGCAAGCAGCAATCATTAGCAGAATGTCAAAAGACGAGTTAAGCAAGGCTGCTGTTGGTGTAGATGCCACACTTGGCCTCAGAGCGCATGCTATGTCTGATGTGGGAGACCTGTTTGGATCTCGCTATGGATTAGAGCGCGGCCTTAATAAAGCAACAGGAATGTTCTTCTTCTTTAATGGCCTCAACCTTTGGAATCAGGCTTTGAAGGAGATGGCTGGCAATGTGACCATGCTTCGTATGACTGAATCTATTATGAAGCCGTGGAACAAGCTAAGTGCCGCTGACAAAGAAAAGCTATTGAAGAATGGCATCGATCAAGCTGACTTTGGTCGAATGAAAGCTCTGATTAAGGAACATGGTGAGCAGATAAACGGAGAGTGGCTGCCAAACACAGATGCTTGGAATGATGCTGCTATGCGTTTGAAGTTTAGAAACGCTCTAAACCAGAACGTAGAAAGAATTATCATTACACCGGGTGCTGGTGATCGTGCATTGTGGACATCTACAGAGTTTGGATCTTTGATGACTCAGTTTAAGTCTTATGGTCAGGGTGCAATGGTTCGTATGGCTACTGCTGGTCTGCAAGAAAAAGATGGAGCTTTCTGGCAGGGCGCTTTCCTGATTGTGGGGCTGGCTGCGATTGTTAATGAGATCAAAAGAGTGCAATACGGTATTGAAAAAGAAGAGGACTTCGATCAGAAGCTAATCAATGCAGTAGACAGGTCTGGCATTCTTGGCTGGGCAATGGATGTAAACAATGCTGTAGAAAAGATTTCAGATCAGAAGCTGGGAATGCGCCCATTCCTGACAGACCAGCCATCATATGTTATGCCAGAAGGTGCTAAAGCCGGCGCTGTATTTGGTCCAGCAGCCAGCAATGTAATGAATGTTGGCAGCATTTTAGGTGATGTTGTGACCTTTAACGCAGACGCTCAGACAATGAGCGACCTCAGGTTTTCCATGCCAACAGGCAATCTGTTCTATCTTGACCCGATCTATGATGGAATCTTGGGTCAGTGATGTGAATTAACTAAAGCATGACAGGAAGGTATAAATAACTATGGCTACGATTCAAATTGCTGATAATGATGCTCGTAAGCAGTACACCCAAGCGGTAACTGCCAACACGACTCAGCTTGTTATTGACTTTCCGTTCTTCAGCCTTGATGACATCGAGGTTGTTGTCACGAGTGCTGCTGGAACAGATACAACCTTAACAAGAGGCACAGGCGCTGGCACATTTGCTGTTGTCGGAACCGCTGTAGATGAT